ATCATACCCGAAACATTAAAAAGTGAAAAAAACTTGAAATGTGACTTGACAAGTCCTAAGAAATCGTGTAGAGTAGTGTTTATTGATGCAGAAGTGTCAGGTTTTGGAAAACAGAAAGTTAGAATATTAAGTTGTGATGAGAAAAAGTGAGAATATGAGAATGAGAATTTTAAATGTTTAAAATGGTTATTGGAATAGTAATTGGATTTATGGTGAGTACTTATTACCCATCAGTAGTTCCAGTTGCAAAAGAAATGTTTCTTGAGTCAGGTGGCACAAGAGATTCGTTGGTAAATACATTGAAGGAGATTAAATAATGAATACCAAACTAATCGCAACCGTATCTATGGCTGCATTAACCCTTGGTGCTTGTAGTGCCAATCAACCCAAATCTGTGGTAGATACACCAGAGATTCGTTATCAAACTGCAAAAGTTAAACGTGCTGTTTCTCTTATGCCTTCTTGGTATAAAGAAATGCCTGAGAAGAAAGGTTCTATCTTTACCGTAGGTTCTGCAACTGCACCAGATTTGCAATTGGCAGTTGACATTGCAACGCTAAATGGTAAAGTTGTTCTTGCTGATCGTATCAACGGTAAACTGAAGGCAATGACTAAATCATGGGTTGCAAAGTTTGGCCAGTCTGATGTAGATGCTCGTGTTATGACAGAGATTGAAAAGGTTGCAAAGAATGTAATTGCAAATGTTGATGTCGCTGGTTATAGTCCTGTTAAAGTAGATGTTTTTGAAGCGGGTACTCAGTATCGTGCATTTGTGCTTCTAGAGTATTCTGATAAAGAAGCATCTAAGATTATCTTCAATCGTTTACGTAAAGATCGTTTGGTTTATTCTCGACTACGTTCCACAGAAGCGTGGAAAGAACTTGATGAAGAAGTCAATTCTTCCGAAAAGAAGGATGAAGGTCAATCACTGATGAATCTTGAAAAAGTAATCAAAAAGAATCGGACAGTGACAGTTGAAACCCCTTCTACTTAGTTCTACATTAGTTCTATCTTTGAGTGGGTGTTTAAATGGTGGCGGGACAATGCCTTCTGCCTTAAACCCCACTTTAGGGTGTTCTCCAATAACTGGATGTACAGCCAAAGATTATTATCTTCCTGGCAAGGGGGTTTGGGCTCCCAAAAGTAATGGAATCACTAAAGCAAAAATCGGCGCTCTTGCCGGAGCTGGAGTTGGTGCAATGGTAGGATCAAGTAAAAGTCCTGCTGTTGCAGCAATATTCTCTGTTGCTGGAATGGCTGTTGGTTATACAGTAGGAGATCACTTTGATAAAGTAGATCAAATACACGCTACAATGCTTTTGAGACAGACCCTACATAATAATAGTAATGGACAAATGTCTACTTGGTCAAATCCACAAAAAGGGTTTAGTGTAACACAAGGCCCTGTTGCAACAAAAGGTAACTGTAGAGAATTTGTATCTAATGTTGCTGTTGGAAAAGAGTTTCGAAAATTGAGAGGAACTGCTTGTTTAGAAAATAAAGTCTGGGTTATGAAAAATGTTTATTAAAATAGTCCTTGACAAATCTTCTTCACTGTAGTATATTTATAATATGACAATGCATCTATTACCCGTTTATTTTAGTATGACTAGTACTCGTAAACGTAAGAAAAAAAAGAAATCTAAGTCTCTTCTAGAAGCAGAGATTAAACATACAAAGTTTTTAAAAAAGATGGTTGTACGGGGGCATAGCTCAGTTGGGAGAGCGTCTGCTTTGCAAGCAGAAGGTCGGTGGTTCGATCCCGCCTGTCTCCACCAACCTAATTTACCGCCGCTTTCTAATGTTATTCCAGTAGGAGTATCACCAAAGAAAAAGGTGATGGATCACAATTTCACAATTGCACCAGCTTATAACAAGGGTGCATATCAAGTAATCAGTAAAGATAATATAAAGGATATTGGAAGATGATGTTAGGGTTAACAATTTTAGGTGGGATCGTAGCTGCAAACTTAGCAGTTGGTTTTATTATGTGGGTTATTTAAATATGAGAGTAGAAGTTAGAAATAATAATGTCGAGAAGGCATTGAGAATTTTAAAAAAGAAACTTCAGCAAGAAGGTATCTTTAACGAACTACGAGAGCGCGAATTTTTCATGACTAAAGGTGAAAAAGGAAGAAAATCAAGAGCAGCTGCAGTTCGTAGAGAATCAAAAACACTACAAAAACGACTTGAAGATTTTGGGTATTAACATTGTCATATGATACGAAAAAAAGTACGCCCCTAAAGGAACACCATGAAATATTATGGTATGTTAAGTGGACATCATCTATAATTTTGGTATGTGGAATGATAGCAACAACTAATCAGTTGTACCCATATAATATGGTGTTACAGTTCTTAGGATGCTCTGGGTGGTTATGGGTTAGTATTATGTGGAATGATCGTTCATTGATCGTGATTAATGCGATTGCCTGTGCAATATTCATTAATGGTTTTGTTATGTATTTTAAGGGAATTTGATATGGCTAAAAAGAAAATTACTTCACTTACAGATAATAGTAAGTGGATTGCTCCTAAGATTAGGAAGAAACGTAAACCTATGACTGATGAGCAGAAAGTAGCTGCATCAGAACGTCTTGCAAAGGCTAGAGAAGTAAGAGCTGCAAAAAATCCAGATTATGGTAAAGGTAGTTTTCATGAATCTTTACGTGATCTACCAGATACTCACCAATTACATCCTAATAAGATTAAGAAGTGGATTAAAACTCAGAAAGAATTAGCAGCTACTGAACGTGCTCAAGTGAAACAAAACATTAAAGGTGCGATTGCAAAACTTGCAGACCATGATGCTTATGTGAGACAGATGCAAAGTTATCTCAAGCATGGTGATTGGATATCTGTGTTTTATGGTGAATACCAAGAGAAGAAGATTCGTAATCGTTGTGTCGCATTAGGTCATTATTTTGCAGGCCCACACAAAGGAGAACCAAAACGTGATGTTGGAACATTCTATCCAGATTTAGGTTTTGTATGGGAAAGTGCTATGAACGATGACTGAAGAAAAAATTCCCTCAGCAGAAATTATTAAGGGCCCGTGGAGAAAAACAATAAATACTCCCACGGTTGACGAAATTGAACAGGCAGAACAACTTGTGTATTTTGAAGAAATTGCTCATACGTGTTTGATGTCTATCTTACCAGTATTAGTTGATAATCAAATATACAAAGGTGAAGAAGATTATACCAAAAATATCACTTTCATAACAGAATCAATAAAAGCTTTAATATTAAAATCAAATAATATTTCGCACCCCTTACAAGTGTTAATAGATATGATTATTGATACGTCAATCGATCCTGATGATACACCATTCTGTGAAATAGATGAACATACTATTGGTGATATTGTTGCAAGTTATAATGCAGTAATGGAGCCTAATGATGATATTAGTTGATATGAACCAAATTTCTGTTGCAAGTATTATGATGCACTTGCATATGCAGAAAGAAAAACAAATTGATGAGAACATGGTACGACACATGATTCTCAACTCTATAAGAATGTATCGTACAAAATTTTTATCTGAGTTTGGAGAGATTGTCTTATGCTATGATTCAAGACACTATTGGCGGCGTGACTATTTCCCAGAATATAAGCACAGTCGTAGAAAAGGTAGAGAATCAGATACAAAGAATTGGGATGATATCTTTGGATGTTTGAATAAGATCAAAGAAGAAATTAAGAATAATATGCCATACAAATTTTTAGAAGTGTATGGTGCTGAAGCTGATGATATTATTGCAACTCTTTGTTCAGAATCTTCTGATGAGGTTATGATACTTTCTGGTGATAAAGATTTTATTCAATTACAGAAATATCCAAATGTAAAGCAATACAGTCCTATCACTAAGAAAATGATTAATGGTGTTAATCCAGATGACTATCTAAAAGAACACGTTCTAAAAGGTGATTCTAGTGATGGTGTGCCTAATGTTCTTTCACCAGACAATTCTTTTGTAGATAGCATTCGTCAGAAACCCCTAAGTAAGAAGAAGATTGCGGCGAAGATAGATGGTAATTTTCCAAATGATGAAGTTAAGAGGAACTTCCAGAGGAATAAAACTTTAATTGATCTAGGATGTATTCCAGCAGAACTACGGACAGAAATACTAGATATATATAAAGAAGCGCCAGAGAACAGTCGCAGTAAAATACTAAACTACTTTATAAAACAACGACTAAAAACACTTACAGAATCAATCAATGAATTTTAACATAGGAGAATTTTAATAATGGATTTATTAATTTCAGAAATATTGGACAAGGTTTCCAAAATCAAATCAAAGAAAGATAAAATTAAATATCTTCAAGAACATAATAGTGATTCATTACGCATGGTAATTAAGTCAGCTTTTGATCCTAAGATCAAATGGTTGTTGCCAGAGGGTGATGTTCCTTATGCACGTAATGATGCACCAGAGGGAACAGAACACTCTGTTCTTGCATACGAGTCACGTAAACTTTACCATTTTATAGAAGGCGGTAATGGTACTATCACTCAGAATAAACGTGAATTGATGTTTGTACAAATGCTTGAAGGCCTGCATGAGAGTGAAGCAGATGTTTTGTGTGCTTGTAAGGATAAAGTTCTTCATCATAAGTATAAAGGATTATCTGAACCAGTTGTTAAAGAAGCATTCTCTTGGAATGATGAATTTATGCAACTAGATGGTCCTGATCCAAGACCCGGCCGTTAAATAATTCAAACTTTTTGATATGATAAATGTAAATGAATTGATATTAACAGGATTTGTGTTTATTACTCCTGTTCAAGCTGAACAAGTTAAATATGACACACCTTCAGTGATATGTTTGGCACACAATATGTATTTCGAAGCTCGAGGTCAGGGATCAGCTGGTTTACTGGCGGTATCTAGCGTTGTGTTAAATCGTGTTAAAGATAGCCGTTTTCCTAATACTATCTGTGAAGTTATCAAGCAAGGTCCAACTAGAGAAAGTTGGCAGAAAGATGGTACATTCATACCTGTTCGCCATAAGTGTCAATTCAGTTGGTACTGTGATGGAAAAAGTGATGTGCCTAAAGATAAAAAAACTTATAACAGACTACTAGAAATTGCAAAATCCTTAGTGTATGATAAGTTACCTTTTATAGACATAACAGATGGTGCTTTATTTTATCATGCTGATTATGTAAACCCTGACTGGGCTAAAACTAAAACCAAGACTGTAGAGATACAGGATCATATTTTTTATAAGTGGGACAAAAAATGACATTTGATGAATACCAAGAATTTGCACGATCAACAGCAATCTATCCAGATGAGTGTAAAATTACATATCCAACATTAGGATTGTGTGGAGAAACTGGTGAAGTTGCTGAGAAGGTGAAGAAGAATATTAGAGATGGTAAGTCTCTGGATGGAGTAGGACTAGAACTTGGTGATGTACTCTGGTACATCTCAGCACTTGCTGATGACCTTGGTGTGACACTAGAAGAGGTTGCACAAGCCAATGTGGACAAGTTGCGGTCTAGGATGGAACGTGGTAAGATTGGTGGGAGCGGAGATTACCGATGACAAGTGATATAATATCACTCACGGATTTAATAGAATCTAAGCTTAAAAAAGAACAAGAGATAGAATATTATAGAGAAACCCTTCAACGATTAGAAAAGAAGATTGGTGTGTTGGATAAAGAAGTATCTATAACAAATTTAATAATTAACATGATTGAGCAAGAAAGGGTATTGACTTTGGGTGAGAAAAGGAGTAGTATTAAGACACTAGAAGATAAGGTAAAAAAATGAATATATTCTACTTAGATAAAGACCCTGTGATTGCTGCACAAATGAGTTGTGATAAGCACGTTGTGAAGATGATCCTAGAGAGCGCTCAGATGCTATCTACTGCTCATCGTGTCTGTGATGGTGATGAGATTGCAGACTCCAAAGGTATGTACAAGATGGCTCACAAAAACCATCCAAGTACAATTTGGGTTCGTTCCAGTGTTAAAAATTATATTTGGTTATGGAAACATATGACTGCTCTCATGCGAGAGTACACTCATCGTTATGGTAAAACTCATGCAACTGAACGATTGAAAGTAATTCTTGCTCGTACTCCTACCAACATTAATTATGGGGCTAAATTTACTGATCCGCCCCAATGTATGCCTGAAGAATGTAAAGGTAATGATACAGTGTTGGCATATCAGAAGTACTATATAATAGAGAAAGAAAAGATTGCTACTTGGAATAAGAAACGCTCAGCACCTAGTTGGTGGAAGGATAATTCTAATGGAGAGAGAGCCTTATCTGGATTATATGGTCAGAAGATTGCGTGAAGAAAGAATTGGTAAAAACATGATTGCTATTGAAACAGATATGGCTGAATTAACAAAAACCTATTATAATTCGTTAAAAAGGTTAAAAGAAGTGCTAAATATAAATTCTGAATTAGAAAAAAAGATTTCCATACTTGGTGGTGATCCAAAACAATTGGAGCTTAAACTTTAATGCCCACATATAAATTTTGTGATGAAAAAACAGGTGAAGAGTGGGATGAGTTCCTATCTTTTTCAGATAGAGAGAAATTTCTTGAAGATAATAAACATATCAGACAAGTTCCTGTAATGTTTTCTTATACAGGAGATCATATTATGGGAGTTGGGCCCAAGACAGATGCTGGATTTGAAGATCGTATGTCGCAAATCGCAAATGCTCACCCTGGCAGTCCTCTTTCAGAAAGATATTCAAGTAACGAATCTCATGCAAAAATTAAAGCAAGAGCAGCAATAGAGAAACACAAAAAGAAGAAACCTTTAGTGTCTTGATGAATAACTATATGGTACAGGCGAGACATCACACTTCAGCAAAGGATGTACAACATCTAGCAAGCTGGGAAGTCAATCCGCCTATGTACCAGAGGGGGGGTAATCGGGGTCATAATTGCTCCCCCTCACCCTATTTTTAATTAATGAAAGAATTTAATAATGACAAAAAAGAAAAGTAAAGAAATCAGTAACAATAGTTTGGTTGCAATCAAACCAATTACTGATAGCCAAAAACTAGTTTTTGCATCTTGGAAGAAAGATAAAAATCAATTTCTTTTTGGTTGCGCTGGTACAGGTAAAACTTTCATATCACTATATCTAGCATTACAATCAATAATGGATTTAAAAAGTAACTATGATAAAGTGGTTATTGTTCGTTCATTAATACCGACAAGAGAGATTGGATTTCTGCCAGGCGATGAAGAAGATAAGGCTGCATTGTATCAAGTACCATATCAAAACATGGTACAGTTTATGTTTGAGCAACCTAACGAACAATCATTTAATAATCTATATGATCGACTCAAGGGACAGGGATCACTTTACTTCTTATCAACTTCCTTTCTAAGGGGGCTGACATTTGATAATACTATTGTTATAGTAGATGAATGTCAGAATATGAACTTTCATGAGTTGGATACAATCATCACAAGGATTGGCCAAGATTCTAAGATTATTTTCTGTGGTGATTTTGATCAAACTGATTTACAGAGAACAAATGAAATAAATGGATTACATAACTTTCTAAGAATTTTACAGGAAATGGAAGAATTTAATTGTACAGAATTTTCAATTGGTGACATAGTACGATCTGGGTTTATTAGAAACTATTTGATTAATAAAATAAAACTTGGAATTGGTATTGAATAGTGCAAAGAATATTAGAATATGATAAATGTTTAAGATTAGAGGATAAGTAACAAATGAGTAAAGATTATGTCGTTGTTACTGCTATTTCATCGTTTCGTATACGTTATGTTATGCATAAAGATGATTTGCAAAAATTAAACACTGAAAAACAAGTTAATGCTATTGAGTGGGCTAACGATACAGTTATTAACGATGATTGTGAAGAGTTTTCCCAAGAATACATGGGGGAATATATCGCTGATACTGTTGAGATGAATGAAGAAGATATGCTTAAATTATTTGATAAGGATAATGATTATCTTAGTGAATGGACAAAGGATCAAAAAATTGCAATGGTATTGGATAGTGCAAAGAATATTAGAATAGGATAAAAAAATGAACGTAGAAAAACTAAGAAAACAGCTGGAAATTGATGAGGGCGTGAAATATGAAGTATATAAAGACCATCTTGGTTATCCTACTTTTGGCATTGGTCATCTCATTTTGGATTCCGATCCAGAATATGGTTGGGATGACGGCAAAGCCGTTAATGAAGATCGAGTTATTGAAGCCTTCGAATCTGATCTCCAAGGAGTCTTGTCAGACTGCAAGTTACTTTACTCAGACTTTGACAGTTTGCCAGAAGATGCTCAAGAAATAATTGCAAACATGATGTTCAACATGGGCCGCCCACGTTTAAGTAAGTTTAAAGGAATGAAGCGTGGGGTTGATGCCAAAGATTGGAACGCAGCCGCAGATGAAATGGTAGATAGTGCATGGTATCGTCAAGTACCAAATAGAGCAGATAGACTAGTACTACGGATGAGAAACGTAGGATATTGGAATCAGCAGCCCGGATAGTAGTGAGCTCATGCGGGTATAGCTCAATGGTAGAGCCATAGTTTTCCAAACTATAGACGATAGTTCGATTCTTTCTGCCCGCTCCAAAAACACGATTTATATAAAGGGATAAATAATGATTGAAACAAATTATGCAATAAACACGATTTTTTTTCTAATATCAGGTGCAATGGTTATGTGGATGGCGGCAGGATTTACTGCCTTAGAAGCGGGTTCAGTACGAACCAAAAACGTCACAGAAATTTTAACTAAGAATGTAGCACTATTTTCAGTAGCATCTATTGCATTTTTGTTTTTAGGTTATAGGTTAATGTATGGATGGAATGAACCAGATACACATTCCATGTATGCTGATTTCTTTTTCCAAATGGTATTTGTTGCAACAGCAATGTCTGTTGTTTCTGGTGCAGTTGCAGAAAGAAAGAAATTGTGGTCATTCCTAATATTTGCTGCATTATTCTCATCAGTTATATATCCATTAGAGGGTTCTTGGACATGGGGCGGCGGGTTTCTAAGTGAATTAGGATTTTTTGATTTTGCTGGTTCTGGTATTGTACATATGGCTGGTGCAGCTGCAGCTCTTGCATCTGTTATTATGATTGGCGCTCGTGATGGGAAGTATGATAAGAACGGTAAACCAAAGAATATTCCTGGCTCAAATATGCCTCTGGTTGCATTAGGTACATTGATTCTATGGTTGGGTTGGTTCTTCTTTAACGGTGGTTCTCAACTTGCGTTCTCTACTATTGCTGATGCAAATGCACTAGGTAAGATATTTGTTAACACCAATATGGCTGCGGCGGGTGGACTAT